CTTTCTTGACAAGGTCAGCGCAGATTGCGAGGTCAGTTCTTGCCCCTTGACCGACTGGCAGTGTCCCATATTGTTCGTAGTCTCCGTCTTTTTTGCAATAGTCAGCTGCTTGTTTAGGGGATCCTTTTGTAATCTCGCAGTGTGAACGGCTCGAAATAAGTCTTCTTGTTGATGCGAGTGTTTTTCGTTTGTCGAATGCGACGTAGCCCTGTAGGTGCGGCGTCTTTTCTTCACCTTCCTCTTTTCCCCAGACGATGTATTTGATTCCTGGGAGCTCATTGCCTAGTGCTTGTAGTGAATTTAGTTCGTCCTCTGTATAGTTATTTAGTGTCCAACACCAGTGTTTTGCAGCTGAAGGCATTTATTACAATTGAAGTTTTCTTGGCTTGTAGTCCTCCCAGTGTTTCAGCAGTGCGTAGCAGTCTTGCTCGGTTGGCCCACACCAGCCGTCAATAAAGCTGCAAATCTTTGCAATCATTTCCAACGGTAACTGCGTAGCTAAAAATAGCTCAATCGTTGATTTCTTGGTCCACGTCATCTTTGTTAATTCGCGTTAGCGAGTTTGGATATTGACTGTCCTTGATTATTATACTGTTCTATAGGCTATCGAGGTCTCCGAAATCGAGCTGCCGACAGGCACGATTTCGAGACCGGGTCTTTACATTTATTCTTTTTGTTTATTTTTTTGTAAACCTCGAGGCCGAAGGCCGAGAGCCTGCCCTGTCGGACCGCGGAGCGGGCCGTGTTCAAAGTGAGGAAACCAGTATTACCCTCACTTTGGGAAGGGACTTCGACAACATTTCGGAGAACGGTTGTTAGTTCCTTCCGTTTATATTATGATGTCAATATTTCATGAGTTGGCGTCATTGGGAGCTTTCGGCGCCAAACGTTCATTGCGTAGGATTGGTTAACCTCAAATCCTAGTGTAATTGGTTGTTCTGCCCCCGTTCGACATAGCTTCTGTAGGGCTATTAATTGGTATTTGCCAATATTTTCTCGTCGGTAAGTAGGATTAGATCTGAAATCTTTCAGTAGAACGTTGAAGAGAGTTTGGAGTTTGTAGATCTTCTTGTACTGTATAAAACTCTTCTTGATGCCTCCCGCAGGGAGGCGAATGCTATTCATCTTAACTTTCTCGTTGAACGCTGCTGCTGAAGGAGGTCTGCTTAGAATAAGTTGCATTTCCGGCGTGATTGTCAGGCCGCTAATATCGAATGTGCTGATTCCTTTTTGATGATCGGCAATGAAACCGTTTGATGGGTCAACTATCCCGGAATTGATATTGTATGCGCTAAGGGTAAGTCCGTTTCCCCATGCGCTGTAAATTTTTCCTTCAAGGGGATTGTTTGTAACATCTGTCATTAAGTCGTCCCCTGCTGCGCTGCCTACGGTTTGGTTTTGTACATTTAGAACTGATGAGAACTGGAGTGTTGCATATAGTTCGTTCATTTGGGCTGTAGCTAGTATTGTTTTTTCGTCCGGGATTGCGATATCTTCCAGGGCATACAAGTTGAAAGCAAGTATATGATACTCTTCATCGCTTCCTCCGACTGCCGCGTAAAGTCCGCTTACGAGAGTTGATCCAGCTTCACGCCATGTTTTGTCTGCGGTAATTAAAGCGAATGATGTGGCTATAAAAGACCCCTCTCCGATTCGGTAACTCCATTTGATTTTGTAAGAAGGCGTTGTGTGTGCTGTAATTTGATCTCCGTTAATTTTTTTTTGGAAATTGTTTACAGAAAATCCCGCCCTTTCGAACAAATATTTTACGACGCTGTTGGAAAATAATTCGGTGATTTTGTCGACCGCTACTCCGTGACCGACATAACCGCAGGCGCTACTTGTAGTTACTCCTCCGGCTTCCACTGTGAATTTCACTGCGTTTCTCTGGAATTGGGAATATCGCTTGTTGAGTGGTCGCTTGAAGCGTCCGCGGTATGTTCCGAAAGTTCGGTTTGGTGGTCGTTTTGCGAATTTGCGGCGCTTATAGCGCACCTGCATCTTAGGTGGCAGCGGTGGGAGCTGGGGCCTAGGCCGATTCCAGCCCTCAACAGCCTGTATAGCCTTTGCGAGAACGGCGGGGGATACATCCATAAACCCACGGCGACGCAAAGACCTGCCGCCATTGCTACGAACCATAGTACCGCGCTTTCTCTTATATCCTGCCATGACGCAATGTTTTATAAAATAAAATGTTGCGTGCGTAAATTAATATTTTGTGCATTCCTGGATATGTCCAAACTCGCGGAACCTACGCAGTAATGCGTTTTTGTGTTCGTCGTGTGCTTGCGGATACCACTCTTTTGGGTTGAGATTAGAAGTAAAGTAGATTACTTTTGGAGCCCACCATGCGTGTCCTCCCTTTACAGGTACTTGGAACACGTATCTGTCAATTAGCTTTAGCAGGTATGTTAGTTTGAACCAGGATCCGTCGAAGTCGTCGAAGAGGACTGCTGCGTGTCCGTCGTATCCATCGAACCACTTTTGTCCGGGGTGTACCCACAACTCGTCTTTGTTGGCGAATTCCCAGACTCTTCTTGTCTTTCCTGTTCCTGTTCGTCCCCAGAGGACCCACAGCTCTGGGGGTCCGATTCGCTCTGGTCTGTATAGCATTTTAAGTCGTTGCACGCCGCTTCCGTATCTAAGTAATGTTTGCGGGCATATGTCTGCAATTTCTCGGATTGGCGTGCCTTTCTTGACAAGGTCAGCGCAGATTGCGAGGTCAGTTCTTGCCCCTTGACCGACTGGCAGTGTCCCATATTGTTCGTAGTCTCCGTCTTTTTTGCAA